CTACAAGAGAACATCCACAGTCGCAAGGTCGAGATACTCCTCTACCGACCTCTGTGTACCCGGAGAGATACCAAAGGCGATATGGAAATCAAGACGTGCTTCCTTGCTGACTGGGAGAGACTCAAGGTTCACCGAAACCCGCCGGTGACGCAAGAGCTCCTCCAACTCCGACCTCAACTCTAAAACACCAGAAAAAGACCGCAAGAGCATCTGAGAATAACTCTGTAAAATCGGCACGCCACGATTGCAACTCATTTCTGACATTGCAACCGCGCGAGCCAGGCGACGATAAACATCACTTGTCTGATAGGTCTTAATTGTGTAGGAGGAGCGACTCATCACCCTATTCGGGTGTCTCACCATGATTGGACCGACAGAGGTTCTGACCAAGCGGGATTGGCAAAATTCCGCCTCAGACAGGTCAAAAACCACATCGATCTTTGTAGTGAGAGAAGCTCGCTCAAAGAAGGAGTCCAGATCAATACTCTTAAAATCACTATATGAGCACGCGACGACAGAATCATCCCCATCGACTAAAAACTCAGCGTCGATGGAGGAGAAAGCTAAACGCAATATGGCGTAATTAATTATGTTGTCCTCGAGACTGGTGTTATAATCCCCAGAACACATAGTGCCCTGCATTGTGTAAGTAACGCCATTAGCCGTTTTACACTGATTAACTTGCTGAAGGTTGAGGAGGTGTCTCAAACGACGGTCACCCGGATAGAAGTCACAAAAGTAACGTCTAGCGTGTTTCCTTATCCCCTCAACAAGATGGGCATCATAACGGGAGTGGTCAAGTAGAACAAAGCAATTATCCCCAAACCGCGCCATACCAGTCAACCGCTTGGCCTTCTGAGCCGGCGTCATCCCCTTCGCAAACGGGCGCACACCCCGTGCCCGCCTGTATAACACAGCCTTTTCGACCGGTTTGAGGAATCTCGCTAGTGTATAACAGAATTCATCCATACGGTGCTGGATAAGGCGAGGCGCCTTGTCCACCAACTCATCCGCATCACCATCAAACTTCTCCCATTTGATGAAGCTAGAGATGCGGGCATAACTATCACTCCAGCCATTACGATCCATATTAGCGTAAGCATTGCGTATGCGGCGGCGCCTCGACTGTGGAGCCAAACGAATCACATCCTCCCTGCTTAAGCGGGAAAGAACCCTGGGTGGGAAATCAACACGAAGGAGCTCAAAAGCCTCCGCCCAAATCCTCTCAGACCGGTCAGTAAACTCAGGAACAACCTGGATGTGCCTCTCACGCAGGGACACCACTTCGTTTCGGACACAACCGTGATAGCCCTCGCACACATAATTTCCAACGAAA